CCATCCTCAGGATGTTTTGGGCCCCGGCTTTCAGAATGTTTAATGCACGCGAAACGGCGGTGTTATAATCGCCCTCTTGGCGCTTGGCTTTGAGAATTGAACCAAAAAATAAGAGTTTAAGGGCCACCCCTGAGATATTGCCGAGGCCCTGCTCTTTGAGGTGTGACCAGTCAACGGTATCGGTCATTCCGTAAATGAGCTCTTTTTCAAGTCTGAATTCCAGTTCCAAAGCCTCCGGGGCCCTGTCCCACGAAATCACATCAAGGTCGGCCTCAATAACGCGCCCGCTGTCTGTTTCGATAATGTCCAGCTTGATAATTTTCCCGGTGTCGTCTTTCTTGGGAATTGCCTTGACGGCGCCCTTGGCTTTATACATGGGAGAGGCGAAATAGTCGTTTGTGTCGGCAAACTTTGAAAGATTCATTTCGTACCGGTCAATCAATTCTTTTACTTCCCACCACTCAGGGTTCTTTTGAGAATGGTAGACGACCGGGATTTTCCCGAAAAGGTTGGCGTCACTTGACACCTTGGCCCAGGTCTTATCCTTTTCAAACGTCACGATTTTGTCGGCCGTAAACACTCTGAGGCGCTCTTTCTTTTCGCTGCCTGATGTCACATAAAAGCGCCAGCAAAAGGCCACCATATCGCCGTATTCGTCAAACACCGGATAATAGGTGCCATTGTCACTATTCAGAAGACGGGATTTTATGGATAATCCCTCGGGCCTCTCAACCGAATAAAAGACCAGCGCGGCCTCCGTCTCAGATTTTACCGTTTCGGCGAATGACAGGAATAGGGCATCCAGCCGACATTTCTTCCAGAGGTCTTTAATCTGTTCAATATTGCCGTCTGAGGAAGTAATTCCAACGGGGCTGCCAAACAGAAAGGCGGCGCCGGACTGTACAATCTTACGCTGGAATGGTATCGGTATCTTGGCCACCGTCACCACTTCATTTTTCAGTTTCTTATCCTGTCTTTTTCCCACCTGAGAGGGCCGCAAGGTGCGGTCGTTTCCGTACTCTTTTGCAAAGTCAACAACCCCCTCTTTGGGCTTCATTGCTTTGAGGGCCTCTTCTATCTGACCCGCCTCTAATAAGTCTTTAATAGTTGCCATGCCTTTAAGCGTATTTATGTGTTTTAAAAAAGTCCTAATTCGTTCGCGTTTAACTCTGTGGTTGCCTCAGTCTTTTTCTTCAAATGGTAATCTATTGCGTAGCAAAGAATATCCACGTATTCATCGTGTGGCTTATTGGGGAAGCCGCAAACCTCTGTTAGAAATTCATCCACCCAATCACTGTCCGGGCTGTCAACCAGAAAGACGCGCCCGGCCTCTATCTTTGGAGAGGCGGCGTTCAGGCGTGTTTCCTTGCTGTCATTGGGAGACGGGGTGCGTGTAACATTGAGATTCGTTCCCTCTCTGAGCTGGTCAATAACCGATATGCCGTTGGCCTTGGGCTCAATGCGAATGGTGCTTTCCTCAGAGTAACCATTGCGGGCCGTGTACTTTTGAATGAAGCGAATAAGGTCTGGAAATTTCAACCTCACTTTGGCCCCGTTGGTAATGAAAAGGTCATTGCCGATTTTGCACGTTGCGATAATGCCTGAGGGGTCATTCTCTGTCTTCTCAGTGTATGCCGTGTCGGCAAAGAATGTGATTGTTTGCCCCCGGTAACGTTCTGAGAAGCGGGCCCGGGAAATAACATTAAACCAGTCACGCTTCACGATGTTACCACCACTGGCAACGGGCGCCTGGTCATATTGGCCGGCATAAGCACGCGAGCCCAGGTCTGTGAGTGCTTCATCCAATACGGAACGACTCAGCCTTACAGGGTCTAAGAAGCCGTCAATATACCTGTCTCTGAGCTCCGGGGGCTGAACGTTTCCATTGGCCTCGGCTGGTAAGCAAATATGCCTTATGCCGTCCTTTTTCTTTTTTAACAGATAACCGGTGACGTCCTCTTCATGGAGCCGTTGCATAATGGTAATTGTCGGGGTGTTTTCCTTGTTCACCTTTCGACTGGCCAGTGTTTTTGTGTGCTCGTTCGCCGTCTCTCTGAGGGCCTCAGAGGATGCTTGCGAGGGGTTTTGCGGGTCGTCATTTATGATTACGTGCGCGTGCTTTCCGGTAATGGTTCCGCCGGTGGATGTGGCATAACGGGCGCCGGTGGCTGTGTTCTCATACGAGCTTTTCCCGGCCTTATCGCGGCGAATAAGCACGTCCGGGAAGAGCAAGCGATATTTGTCTGAGGTGATAATATCGCGGCTTTTCACGGCGTGCTCGATAGCCAAGTCGCCAGAGTAAGAGTTGGTGATAATTCGGATGCTCGGGTCTTGCGTCCAGAGCCACGCCGGGAACATGATTGTGGTAATGGTGGATTTAGTGGTTCCCGGGGGAATGTTAACGATAATATCGTAAGGCTTTTTGGCCCGGGAAACAATCGACTTGCTGAGCTCCTGCAATTCATCACAAAGGAACTTTATGTGCCAGTTAAAAACCGGTTCCTCGCGGATGATAACGCCCCAAAAACTGCGCACGAACTCATAAAGTGAATCCGTGCACGCCTCCCGCTCAATCTCAATAAGAACTGCTCTCGATATTTTAACTTCCCGGTTCAATGTTCCTTGCTAACTCTAATAACTGTGCCTTTACTTCGTCTGAATATCCCGAAATATCAACCGCGACCTTTGTGCCCTCTAATGGTTGCCCATTGGCCCCCGTCAACTCTCGCCTCTCAGGGGCATATAAACCAAGCAACTTGCGACGCTCTGCCAGTTGCTTTCTTATCTCGGCCATTATGGCCACATCCCCAATGTTTACAACCTGTCTCTCGATGCGTTCCACGTTAACGGTTCGTATCTCCCCATTGGCACCCCGGCCCCTGTTAGGTGCTCCCCGGCGTTTCTCCTCTGTGCGGGTGAAGTCCTGTTTTGATTTTTCCCACTGTGCCCATAGCTCTTGAAGGATGTTATCAATGCGGGCCAATTCTAACTGAATGGCTTGGTCGGTGTCCTCAATGCGGGCCTCTCTCCATTCAGTCAAAAGGGCCTGAATATCGTCATGTATTGACTTCGTGGAACAGCTGGTCAAATCAAGCCGGCGCTTTACCTCTTTGCATATTTGCCGTATGCTGTACCCTTTGCGGTAAAGCTCGGCCACGATTTCGCGCCGAGCTTCCCGTTTCTGTCTGGCAACCTGTGTTTTCCTTGGAACGGACATTGTTCTACAATTTTTCTGTTAACTCAATAAATCGGCTGAAAAAGGGCCGGTTACAACTGGACATCTCGAAATAGGTTTTATTCTCTTCCGGGAAGGTGTGGAGTGCAAAGTGGCTTTCAGCAAGCAACCAAAGGGCGGTGTAACCCTCTGGCTTGAAATGGTGGTCGATAAAACTTAAAACAGTGTGCCCGGTATCCGATAAAACACGGTCAAAAATCGCTTTCAGCCTCTCCGGCTTCGTCTCCGAAATCCATTCCGAATGATTCCAAATCTTGCTCATCGTATTCAATAATTTTAAAGTTGTCTTTAATGTGTTTGGGGTCGCCTTTGTAAAAGACGAGGATGTTCTGGTGCACCTTTACCACCTTTCGGCTTTCCATTGCTTTAGCGGCCCTGAGAGCGCTGTTTGCTGTCTGCTCCAATAGAATAATCTCGTTATAAAGCGGGGCGCCGGCATCTTTAAAGGTGTGCTTCAGGTCGTCAATGAGGTTGTAATAAAGACCGGTTTTTTTATCCCGAACGTCACCAATAACCACCACGGCGAACCGGTTTGGTTTTAAGCATTTCAGGGCCTCAGTAAAGGCGTTTTTAAGAATCTGGAAAAACTCTTCATAGCTCTCCTGGTTGGAAGCGTCCTTGGGGTCATCGCTGTAAACCTCTAAATCGAAATAAGGGGGGCAACTAAAGAGAAGATCCTGTGATTCCGCTTCGATGTGCTTGGCGACATTTTGGCCATCGTCATTGATGTATCGGGCCGTCATATCTGCAACCCTCTGGTTATTCAAAGCGGCCTGTTCAGGGCGTAACTCAATGCCGGTGAAGGTTAACCCGGTCTTAGCTGCCACGTAACCAAAAACGCTGTCCCCAGCGAAACAGTCAAAGGCGGTGCCGCCCTCAATGCCGAACCACCGGCAAACCACTTCGGCCATAACGGGGTCGAGGATTGAAACCCCAGTGTTTACAACCTTGGATTCTTCCCGGCGCTTGTCTTCCTCTGAGACGTATTTTTCAAGGTATTCCTTAAAAGAAACCCCGAGCTCCTTCCGGTGGGCCATCGACTTTTGATAGAGGTCTTTATATTTAAGTTGTAAGGCTTGAATGAGCGTGCCTTGTCTGCTCTCCCCATTATCGCCAATGATTTCACGCCAAGCCTTCTTTCTCTTCTGCCAATACCCTTGCCGGGTGTCTAAGACTGAAAAGGGGGGCACAATAAAGCGCTCATTGAGCGACCCGGCTGTGCTCTCTGTCTTGGGGATGTCGTCTCCCTCTGGTTCTTCAGTCTGCCAGACGTCAAGGCCCCAATCGTCCAAATCCTTTTCGTCCCACTCATTTGAGAGCATATCCATGTCCCATTCCCCAAAGCCGACATTATCTTTAATGATAAATTC